GGGCACAAGGTTTCATAAACCTGAATGTCGCCCACGCTCAGAGTGCGCTTGCTGAAGGTAGTGCTTCCTGAAGTGGTAGGTTCGCAGCCGTTGGCTTGGAAGAAAACGGTGGAATCAAGGATGTTTAGGTTGTCGGAAGTTTTGATTCCGGGGATAACCTGGCCGGCAGCCTGAAGCATACCGGCTGTTTTGCCTCCAAAGAGGGCTTTGTACAGCAGGGGAAGTCTGTCTTCCTTGCCGTAATTGTCGAGGTCTGTTACAACAAATGCCATGTTTATTTTTGGGTTTTAATTTTCTTGATTGCTTCTGCAAATTTTTCGATACGCTCATCACGGCGTGCAGCTTCGCCCTTGAGTGCGTTTACTTTCTTCACAGGTTCAGCAGCGGGAATTGCGCTGAATTGCTCGATAACTTCCAGCGTCTTCGCCTGTGCGTTGGTCAGGTTTTCCACCAGCCCGGTCAGACGTGCGATAAGTGCTGATTGTTCGTTGAACTTCGCCTCAAATTCAGCTTTTACGCTGGCCATCTCTGTGCTGGTTTCAACTTCAACCACTTCCTCAACTTCAGCCTTTTCCACAATTTGCGTCACTACGCCGCCTTCGGTTGTAACGAGGTAGCCTTCAGCGGTTTCGTGTGTGCCGTCTGGGGCTGGTACGAACTCTCCGTCTGGGGTCTGAACTTCCAATACTGAACCTACGCCAAGCATTGCGATTTCATCGCCGGGGAAACGGATTACTGTCCCGTCTACAAGAGTGCTTTCGGCGAACTTCACGGCAGGGGTTTCTTCCTCAACCGAAAAGCCAAGCAGCTTCTTGATTTCGTTAATTTTGTTTAATGCGCTCATTTCATCTAATGGATTATTTTCTAAATTGTCGTACTTTGTAAGGATTGCCTCGATAGCAGACATGGTTTGTTCTTCACTTGAGGCTGGTTTGTCCGTGAAATAGCCTTCGATGGAAAATCCTTTGAACTTGCCGTCTTTAATGTTCTGCCATACAGCGTCATCTTCCACGTAATAGGAAAGAAACCAACTGCCCTCTGGCGCATCTGCCCACATCTGCGGAGGGTTTATGCCGCGCTCTTTGTCCACGATGAACGATTCCAGTAGGTGCATACCGCCCACGGGGTTAGCGTGTTCTGCGTTCACCGCGTTGTATTTGTTTTGCAATGCCCACAGCTTCACCGCTTTCTGAATGGTTGCCGCGCTGAACTTCACATAATAGGTCGTTCCATCTTCAGCCCTGCGAAGAATGGGCTTTTCAGCGATCATGGCGGGGCCTGTGATGATGCGCCGTTCTTCAGATTGGATAGCGAAGGAAAGTTTTTCGCGCTCTATCGTGTTTATCTTCGCCTCCGCCCATCGCAACATTTCTTCACCGCCCCACAGCAAGTAGGAAATAGTGCCGCAGGCCTCGGGGTCGTCTGGGTTGTAATACTCAGCAGCACGGGAAAGGTAAGAGTAGGTGCGACGGATGGTCTGTTCCGACAGCGGTTCACCCGATGCGATTTGCTGCGCTCGGACCTTGCCCACCTGAGTAGCGCACTTGTTGTTGAGTTCTTCATTAAGACGGATGCCGCGTTCTGCATTCGCCTTTGCTGCCTCAGGGTAATCGCTGAAGCTGGCCATTTGCGTTTTATCTTCCCAGTAGCTGTAACAGATAGCCACCGCCTGTTCTTGGTCTTTGCCTTCGCCAATCAGGATGGGCACGCACCGCCCGATGAAGTCATCTTCACTTTCATTGGCGGTGGGAGTTACGAATTTATCCGCGCTGAAGAAGTGAAAATCCTCTTCAATGGCTGGGGACTGCACGAGGCTGACCTGTGTCAGGCCATCGCCGTCTTCAATTTCTAAGTAATAGATAGGGTCGTTCATTTTCTATAATGGTGAAAAATGTCATTTGTCTTGCTTTGCCATGACGGATATTGAAAGGGCAATCTTCTGCCCCATCGCCCGTCCGAGGTATTCAGCGAACTCATCGAAGGTGGCGTCATTAATGATTTTGCTAAAGAACTTGTTGCCTACCGTACCCTTCTTGTTGATTTTTCGAGCCACGGCGTAGGCAAAATTGTTTCGCCGCTGTGCATCGGTCTTGCCCCATTCATTGCCAAGGATGATTCCTTTTTGCCGCACCCAGCCCATGTCACCGCCAAGCGCACGGAATAAAGGCCCCACGGGTTGCCCGGGTTTTTGCCCTTGGTCTACCTGAAGGTAGTAGTCGTTAGCATTAATTGCCCCGATAACATCGTTACCCCTCCTGCGGGTCTTAGCTGCGTCAATCGACTGGTAAAGGCTGTAACTCGCACGGCCTGAAGTTGGATTGCCGGGGAGAGTTGAGGTTTCCAGACTTTTCTTCAGTCGTTCCGTTGTGTACTTTGCCCATCCATCCACCAAGTCAGAAAGCAAATCGCCCGTTAAGGTTGGCTGTTCTACCTCCGCCTTCCCGAGGCGGGAAAGGTACTGCCTTTGAAGTGCCGTGAGTTTGCCGTTCATAGCACAGACGTTTTGCGAAGGTTGCGAGTGCGCCGCTGCGTTGCGCTGATGTCACCTTCAGTTACATAGACCTTATTACTCCATTGCCCGGCCTGCTGCGTTCCACCGCCGAGGCTGCTGCTGTTCATGGAAGGCATGGGGATGTTGCCACGGCTTGCGCTCATGCCTCCGCCGCCTGCGCCGCCTTGCTGAACATTCCCGCCTTTAACAATCTTCACGGCCCGCGCCGATGCGCTGAGGATGGCTGCTGAAATGGCTGCAAATTTCGCCACACCTGCAAGGCCACCCGTTACTGGGTTCGCTGGGTCGGTTGGACTCATGGCGTTGTTCAACGCCTTCGCAATCGCTACGCCCGTATCCGCTGCAATCTGTGCAAGGGCAATAGCTTTACCCGCTGCCGTTTCTTGGCCAATTAGGTCAATTAGCGCGCTGCTTGCAGTCATTACATCGGCGTAGGCTTGTTTCTTGGTGTCGGCTACCGTTTTATCAATTTCCTTTTGCTTTGCCGCCGCGTCTTCAGCTTCTTTGAGCCTAATTGCCTGAATTTCTTTTTCAAGTTCAATAGTTGAATGGCCTGCATCGCGTTCCGACTGAATCAAGTTTTGCAGTTCGCGCTTTCGGATTTCAGTTTGCGCCTTTTGCAAGTCTTCCTGCGTTTTGGCTGCCTTCATTGCGGCAAGTTCTTCTTCATCGTATTTAGACTGGATGAACTTCAACTCATCCTGTGCCGCCTTTTCGTTTTCCTGTTTGCGCTTATCTTCAGCCGCCTTACGCTGGGTTTCCTGTTGCTTGTAAAATTCTTGGTCAATCTTCAGCAGTTCATCGGCAAGCATCTGAGCCATCAGCGTTTCATCGTAGCCGCGCTTAATCAGTTCGCCCTTGCGCAATTCAAATTCCTTTTCAGCAATGGCCCGACGGTTGGCTAAAGTGTCCTCTTCAGTTTTCAGCCTGTCGATGTCGCGCTGTATCGCGTCCTGTGCTACTTGGTCGTCTTTGGCTTTATCCTCGTCGCGCTGCTTTTGCTTTTCCTCTGCTGTTGCCTTATCTATTGCTTTAACTGCCAACTTATGACCTTCCAAAGTGTTTTCTAAGTTGCGCAACCCTGCCTTTGCTTCTGCCAAATCAGCCGCTGCTTGTTTCTTCGTTTCGGCAGGGTCGAAAGCCATCTTTGAAGTTGATTCAATTGCCTCATCGAGGAACTTCAGCAGGCCTGTTTCGTATCCCAAAGCTGCTGCCACTTCATCAACGGTGGAAAGAAGTAGGCGCATCGGTGCGCTGATAAAAGTAAGAATCCCGTTCAGGATGTTTTTGTTACGTTCAGCCGCTGCAATCTGCGCTTTCCCCTGAACATCCATCGTCTGAATGACCGCCTTTTGATTGTCAATGGCAACCTTTAGCGCGGCAATCTTCATTTGCAGGATGTCTTTTTCGGATTTGCCCTGTGCCTTCAGGATGTTGTCGGATTCGTCAAGTGCCTTAACTTGGTCTTCGGAAGCCTTCAGCCTGTCCTGTTGTGATTTGAGTAGTTTTTTATCGGTTTTGGAAACCCCATCAAGGCTGATGTCAAGTTTCTGCACAAGGCTAATCAGCATCGTAATGCCACCGATAATCAGCCCGATACCCAAGGCACTCATGAACGCCTTTGCCGCTCCGGCAAGTGAAGTGAACGCGGGCACAACTTTTCCG